CTTTCCGTTACAGATACAGTTACTGACTCTAAGTCAAAAGAAACCTCACCGATAGCGTCTTCAAATTCTAAATCAGAGTATTGTCTCCACTCTACTTTGAAATCTGTAATAGCTACTGATTGTGCTGACCATCCTGCTGCTGCGTCATATGTTTCAACATCAGCTTCTAAATGTATGATACCATCAGCATCACATATTTGTTGGAATTGACCACCTGGTGTAGCTGCTGAATCCTTTGAAGTTAAACCTCCAACGATACCTTGACCATACTTCTGAGTTACTACTCTAAAGTCTACTTCTTTATCGTTTAATTTAACTGTTAATGAAGCTAAGAATTCTTCTGAATCTACTTCTTGACCGTTTGGTCCGTGTAATTTACCAGCACCTGCATCTTGGAAACCTTTAAAGTTTAATTTTACTTTAGATACTGCTGAAGATAAATCATCAGTTGACGTTAAATCTCCTACTGAACCTACAATGTTATTGTCTGGGTCTGCTACTACGATTGCCGTACCTGCTACAGAACCTTGGATGTAATCACCTTTTGAGTAATCAAACATTCCTGAGTCAGTTGAACCATCTTCGTAGAATCTATCATATAAATTCTTTGAATCTTCATATCCTGCCATTGATGAGTTAGCGTATTCAGTTCCACCTGGGAATCCGAATGGCTTATAGTGACCATTATCACTTTTTCTATCTTGTACCTTTGGTACGAAGAAGAATAATTTACCGATTGGTAAGTTCATAGCTTGTACCGATACGATATCGTTAGCTAATAATTTTGAGAATACTCTTCTTACGATTGGAAATACTACAGTTTCGAATGAACCTGCTGAATCCGTGTGAGCTGCCTCGTTAATTAAGTACGATGCTTGGTTTTCAAATAACTGTGCAACGTTCTCTTTTTGGTGACCGTTAAGACCTTCTAAAAATCCTAATTTGTCCCATTTGTTAATTGTGTCTTCTTTGATAACTTTTAGGTGTTTTAACCCGATGTTACCAACTAATCCTGATTCTAATAATGCTCCCATTTTAATTTGGTTTTATATTAATTTTATTTATTTTATTATTTAACAATACCCATCATCTCTTTGATTCTTCTAATCTGTGGATTCTCATAAGTTTTAGACTCCACTAATTTTTCAGATGAACCTGATTTTGGTGATGATGAAATTTTGTTTACAACTGTTTCAGTTAACTTTGTATCTGAAGCAGTTAATTCATTTTTAATCGAATTGTATAACGACTTAGATTCTTTTAACGTTTCAATACCGTCAAATCTCTTTAAGATGTTTAATTTCTCCGATTTCGTAGTTGTGTGTTCCGTAAACAATCTCGTAGCGTATGCTAAGTTTGCGTTGAATACTCCAACTTCGTTTAATTTGTCTCTGAATACCTTTAAGGCTTCAGTTAATTCGCCGTTCTTCGTTTTCAAAGTTTTAATATCTTCGCTTAAGTCAGCACGACCTGCTTTATATTTTTTACCTTGATTTGAAGGGACTCTTGCGTCAGCTGCGTGAGTTCTTGATGCCTCTTCCATATCAGCTTCAGGAGTTTCTTCTTCTTCCTCAGACTCGTCAGTGATTTCTTCAGTTTCAGTAACCTCTTCGGCAACTTCTTCGTCAGATACTTCTTCGTCTAATTCGATTTCATAAACTACTTCTTCATCAGACGACTCTTCGATAGGTTCCGTTGACTCCGATACTTCCTCTTCAGCAACTTCCTCTTCAGACGATTCGTCTTCAGATTCGTTAACTTCAATTCTGTATTCGTCGTCTCCGTCCTCTAAGTGAACAGTTCCGTCTTCTTCTTGTGATACGATGATACCGTCTTCTTCTCCCATGGATTTGAAGACTTTTAGAATCTCTTCGTCAGATGCGCCTGTCATATCAATAACCTCGTCCTCCTCATCATCAAGTGATGGTAATTCTAACGTTGGCATTTCAATGTCTCCGAATTCCGATTCCTCTTCTGACTCTTCTTTAGAATCGAAGTCTTCTAACTCCTCTGACTCATCGTCATCGTTGTCTTCGTCTTCGTCTTCTATTTCGTCGTCATCTGATTCTTCAGATTCGTCTTCATCTTCAGACCCCTCAAATTGTTCGTCTAATTCAGTTTCTTCTACGTCTGTAGATTCTTCTGATAATTCTTCTGTAGGTTCCATCTCTAACGATGCTTCTACGTCCTCTTGAGGTTCTTCCATAGATTCTCTTACTAGCTCATCAATTTCTTGCTTCATTGTAGATGCAAGTATTTCTTTTGCGTTGTTCTTAACCGCTTCCTCAAGTTGTGACACCTGAAGTAATGCTTCTTCTAAGATTGATTTAGCCATTTTTTCTATGTTTTTTTAATGTATTTATTTTATTATACTTATATAAATATATTTGTAGTACGAAAAAAACATACTACAAACGAATAAATATTAAGTTTTTTTTTATTTTCCTAAGAATGAGTTTAATTTATTCATTAAGTTTAGTGTCTTATTATCAGTGATAGTAGGTTCTTTCTTATCTATAGACTCAGCATATTTCTCTCTATCCCCCTCGTCTTGGAATAGATATGCCCCTGGTGTAGATGGTGATGATACTAAATCAAAACAAACCATTTCGAAGTCATCTTGTACTTCATTATATTCTCCTGATTTCTTTAACGACCCAACACCTCTTGATGAGATACCTAATGTGACTCCGTGTAATAATAAATTCGCTGCGATATCACCCATACACGTAATCTGTCCTGTAGACCTAAATGCTTCAGATGTTAATAATTCAACTTTACCCATTAATATTTTACCGTCCCACCAACACTCAGTAATACGGTGTGATGTTCTCTCTAAATCGACTAAAGAAGTTTCAGGGTGATTTAATTCACCTAACGCTCTTCCTTGTTCTATTAATGTTTTATAGTTGTCGGTTTCTCTCTTTAGGATTCTTTCACCGTAGATTCTACCGTTTTTGTTTGGGGTATCGTATTTTTGAAGTACCGCATACAACACAAAGTTATCTTTATTCATCTCCTTCATCTCTCTGATAACTGATTTGTTTTCAGAAGGTTTTATATGACCAGCGTCATATTCTATAAGGATACCTCTTGTGTTCGTATCGTTTTGGTTCAATATTTTCATAATGTTACATATGTTTCTATACTATAAATATATTAATACAAAGAAAAATTTTATAAAGTTTGAGCATAAAAAAAGAGAGGACTAACCTCTCTTACTTTTATAGTACGTAAAACTTGAATAGGGGATAACCGAATTATCGATTATATTCTCTATTATGTGATTAACATCTGTTTTAAAATCTACGTCTCTAATCTCATAACTACCATTTGTAAACAGTGTTATTTCACAGTTCATAAAAGACTTCTTACCTTTTTCTAATCCACTCGCCCTAATATCTAAATCAACAATAAACCTATCCTTTTTAAATTTATCTGTAATATTTAGAGTTTCTGTTAATTTACCTGATATCTTACGTTTTAAACCACCTATTACGGTATTCCAATTAGTTACGTTATTTGTTGGTTCAATCCAACAGGTTATTTTAGAGTATATTGATTTTAAGTTTTTTGAGTCTACAGTTCCGTACCCACATTTAAATTGTTCATTAACATTTAAATTTATGAATTTACCTGATTTCATATATTATCATAATCTTTTCTTTTTATTGTCCCTGATAATATTATAGTAAAAATAACCATACATGTCAAAAAACTTACTTTTTTTTAGAAGTATTGTATAATACAAAGATATTCCGTATATTTATAATAAATAAGAATTTAAATACAATATATGTTAATTATAAAATTAGGAAAAAATGAATCTATCGAAAGAGCCTTGAAGAGATACAAAAGGAAAGTTCGTAACGTTAAACAACAACAACAAATAAGAGAAAATAGATATCACGAAAAACCTTCGTCTATTAAAAGAAAACAAAAATCTAAGGCGGTATACCTACAAGCTAAAAGTGATAGAGAAGAACTTTAAGATAAACTTTCTTTAAGTTGTTCTAATTTTACTAAAGATAATAAATCAGAACCACTCTCGTCTACTTTCTTTTCAACTTCTAAAACAATCTCTTTTAATTCAACATTAGACTTCAATTCATTAATTGACTCTCTAAGTTGTGTTTTTAATTCAGTAACTATATCATTAACTTCTGACGTATTCATGTCAGTATATTTCTTAAACTTTTCTTTCTCAGATTCAGTCATTACCGAAAATTTGTCATTAAATTTAGTTACCAATAAAGAAGATAATATTGATTGTGTTACAGGATTAGTAGACTCCTTAATCTCTTTAGGTTCGGTTAAAATACCAACTAAAGTATTCTTTGACTCGATACGTTCCACTAATGTTTCGTAACCGTGATTGTGAACTAAAATATCTAAATGTTTTGTAGTTTCATTCTCATTACATTTTACTTGACCAACCAACGTAGAAAGTTTCTTAACCCCTGAAACATAATCTTTAGTCATTAAAGATTTGATTTCATTTACTGCCTCAATAATAAACTCTGAAGCAATTTCTTTACTAGAAATGTGTCTAGTTTCGAAATCTGTATAAATGTTAAAAACCTTATTAAGAGATTTGTTTTCATTTAATACTGTCATTATAGAATTAAACGTTTTCTTAAACGATTCTTTCTTTGTATATTCTTCGGCTAAGCGAGTATAAACCTGTTGTCTTAATTTTCCTAAAGCAATCATATTACAATGTGTTTACTAATAAATATCTTAAAGTTTGTATTAATTACTCTCCTAAGATATTTTTAAGCTTTTTTTCTAATTCAGTAGTCACTTCTTGACCCTTCATTAGATTTAATTTTTTAGGGACACCAAAGTCCTTAGTTTCTAATATAATGGATAAATCTTCTTCGGTATTACTCTCACCTAATTCACCACCATCAGTGTCCATTGGGATATCGTCAACAGGTTCTTCCGTTGCTGGAGAATCCATACCTGTGTCTCCCATACCTCCCATATCAGAACCATCATTCACATCACCTGTAGGTTCAGGAGCATCAGGGTCTCCGTATAATTCATCTATATTTGTAAAGACACCTGTTTTCTTTATCACTTCTGATGTCGTTTCCAATTCATTAGCAATCGCCTTTTCAAAACGTTGTTGTTGTAAATCAAGTTTAACCTCTTCATCAGACATACCTAAAATTGTTTTCTTAGCCCATGTGTGTGATACTGCAGATATACCATTTCCTGGGTCACTTACCGCATCTTTATAAAGTAATATCTTTTCTTTCCAAGCCTCAACCTTAAGTAAGTCAGACTGTGTTGAAGGATTTGTTAAACCTAATGTGAAGTTATTAAGTTCATCCTCCATCCCTAACATATATAAATGGATTACGGCAATTTTATTTAACTCTTGAATCATTGCCTTTTGAATACGATTAATAGTTCTTGCGAAACGTATATCTTGTAATGATAAGTTTTTACCGTCAGCGACCACATCTTCAAACCCTAAAAATGCTTTAGGTATACGAAGTGCCGCTAATAATTTCTTTTGTATGTATTCGATATCAGCAATCTCAGAAAGGTTTTGTGCTCCTGGTAGTGTATCGATTGGGTTAGGTGCGTTAGGGTCACGTACAGGAATAAAGTAATCTTGGTCAACCGCCATTTGATTATACCTTTGGTCCACTTGCCCATTTGCAGGGTCTACTACATTATCTCTTTTAAACTTGTTCGCAATTCGTTGTACATATTGGTCGACATCTTTATCGTCCATATTACCCACAAATACTTTGAATACCCTTCTTTCAGGTGCTCTTGAAGTTCTATAGATTAACATCGCATCCTCAGCTAAAACTAATTGTTTCCAAATACGTCTTGCTTTTTCTAACATAGAAGTACCATAAGGTAATTTTCTATCGTCACCCAATAATCTAAAGTGTGCTATTTCCCACACATTAAACTCCATATCTTTTTCTTTCCAAACATATTTGGTTTCTCTTGATTCTGAAGAATTACTTTGATTACCACTTGACCCGTGAACATTCATTCCTTTCTCTATTCTTTCAACTTCCATATTCGGTAATTGGTTACAACCAATAATACCTTTCTTTGGGTCTAATTTAAGATAAAGAAAATTATCACCATACTTACATGTGTTTCTAGTCCACATAGGTAAGTTAGTGTCAATGTCTAATATGTTGTTAAATAAATCACCTAATATTGATTTAATTCTTTTACTCTCTGAATAAACATTTAAGATATACCCTTGTTCTGACAATGTCGTTGCTTCTTCAGCATATATATCTAAAGCCGCTGATATCTCAGGGGTAAACTCCATAGACTCATAATCATAATACGCAGCCATCCTATTTGGTTCATGAAAAACCGCCTGTTGGTATAACTGACTATCAATTTTAGTCCATTGGTTATTTAAGAACAACGCTTGTTGTGCTTGTAGTTTTTCCTGTTCATACTCCGCACTATCCGTAGTCCTTAACAATTCTTTCTTATCAAAATTGTATGTAGGTGCTGGGTCACTAACAGGACTTGCTCCTGTAGTTCCTCCAAATAGTTTACCTAATCTTTGATAAATTGTATAATTTTGCTCTGCCATGTTAACATATAAATATTCAAAATAATATTAGTTGAAATATTATTCTAAGTCAATATTAATTATTCCTTCTTTTACCACCCATTAACCATGAAAAATCCGAATAGTCTTGTCTACCGGCAACACGGTTTGGATTTGATGGGTTATTTGGTGCAATACCTCTAAACGGGTCCAGTGACCCTAATTGTCTTCTATTACTGTTCTGTTGTGGTTGAGGTGTGTTAGGACTATCTGTAACTGTCCATCCCTCTAATAATGCCTTTGTTGATGCTTCTGACTTTTTTAATAGTGAAAATGAGAATTCACCAACATATACACACATCGCCATAGCCATGATTAAATCATCGTGATGACCTTTCATATGGTCTGCCTTCCCATTAATATAGACAAAGGTATTCATTTCATTTACTAATCTGGTCGATTTTACAACAAAATTATGTCTTAATGATTCCTCAAAGGCAGCAACTATTTGTGTTCGTTTACTGTTAAATGATAAACCTGGCATTTTTTCATGTGCCTTAGGATTCCAAGACCATTTATCAAACGCATTGATACCATCAACATATAAATCTTTATAACCTAATTCTTGTAGTTTTCTTACCGTTGCAACACCCATACCTCCTGTGATATCCACAACTGTAAATGCTGAATACATACTACCCCATTTGAAACAAACATCCGCTAATTCGTCGGGGGGTATCTTACCTAAGTACTCAGCGACTTGTTCTCTGGTATCAAAATCGACTATACAAATAGACGATGAATCTTCGGAATCTCCTCGAGACACATCAACACCCATAATATACCTGTGGTCTTTAATCGGTTCATTCCAAACCCACATTTGACCCGCCATATACTTTTCTTTAGGTTCTTCTAACATTCGTTCCCTTATCATTTCAATGGTGTCAGGAGGTATTACGTTATCTCCCGAACCTAAGAAATTGTTCTCTAACTCTTGTGATATCTTACGTCTATCATATTTTAATTTTTTAGACATTTGTTCAAACCAACTAGAATATGGTTTATAACCTTTCTTAATTAATTTAGAAAACTCATCTTGATTATTTTCTATTAATACCACCTCATCGTCGTTATATTTATCCCTATTTAGAATGTAGTCAACAATGTCTTTAGTTTTTATCCACTTTAAGTCTTTGGTGAATCTAGGGTCTTTATACCATACCATTTCGGTAATCTTAAAATCGTTTAACCCTTGTTGGCTCTGAGCGTATATCTCATAATAAATTTTATCAAACCCGTTAGGTGTTGATACTACGATTACTTTACCACCCGTAGATAGAGACGCCATACATGCCGCCCAAAAATCGTTACCGGCATCAATATATGCTGCTTCATCAAAAACCAATACCGTTGGTGTGTACCCCCTTAGTGCATCCATAGAGGTTGCAACCGCCTTAACCTCACAACCATTATTCAAACGGAAGTGTGACTGAGAATCTTTATCTTTAGAAAATCCTACGTTTATCCATTCGGGCCATTGGTTCAAAAACCCTCTAACCTTATTCGCCATTTCTTTGGCGGTATCAAGTTTGTTCGCAATAATTAGAACTTTCTCAGGTTGTTTAGGGGACGCAAATTGTAATTTTTTACTAACCCAAGCCGAGGTTGCCGTAGAAACACCCGCCTGTCTATACTTAAGGGCTAAGTTTTCATTATACGTATCGTAATCTTTTATTAGTTGTTCTTGGTCAGGGAATAATTCAAAGGGGACATACTTAGACTGAGTATTATCATACGTCTCTAAATAAGTCTTCAATGCGTAAGGAGTGTCCTTTAAACATTTAGTATATTCTGTTATTAATTCCTGTTTAGTCATATACTATAAATATAAATCTAATTGTTTTATCATATCCCTACTAATACCAAAGAATTTTTTATACCCATCAAAATGTAAATACTCAGTAGTCATTCTAAACTCATAATTAGTGAATTGTGTCGCACAATGTGAAAGATTCCAAGTTTCAACAATTCTAGCGTCTAATGTTTTAGTCATTAACTCCTTATATAAATTAATATGGTAATCTAAAACCTCCCTATCTTTAAACCATAACAATCCAGCATTTAACCACTCTCTAACCATTGGATATTCAGGGTACTTTTTTGAGAAATATGATAACCTCTCATAATACTTGTCATCCAATGTGGTGCTTTTCTCATACATAAACCTAACATCGTCTTTAATATTAAACTTAGTCGATATGAAAATATCAGGGTCGACCCAAATAAAATCACAATCTTTTTGGTCCTCTAAAACCTCCAACTTCGCACCACAAAAAAATTCAGGTGTCGTTTTTAATTCGTGTAATGTTATAGGTAAATCGTTATAATGTTTTTCGCTCTCCTTATCACAATACAAATGAATGTCAGAATAAAATTTTAATGCCGATTTAATAGACACCCTAGTCATTGTGATTATCTCTTCTTTTAGGTCTCTGTTAAAAAAGTATTCAAAACCCTGCCTAAGTGAAGGGTCTAAATGTTGTGCGAATAATAATCTCATAGTGTGCGAATAATAATTTTATGTAAAAAAAATGGGGACATAAAGCCCCCATAGTATTTAATATGATTGTTTGTGTTTAGTTCAATCCGATACCAAAGTCACTCAAAAAGTCACCTAAATCATCATCACTAAAACCATCATTAATATCTTCCATAGAGTTACGGAACTCTTCCATTGCTTCCTCAGACTCCTCACCTTTCATTCTTTCAATAATACCATCAACTAATTGTTGTAAAACTAACTTACCTCTATCAGTACCACTCATTACCTCATTAGATAATGATAGTAATGTTTTGGCGTCCATCACAACAAACTCAGCATAAAGGGCGTTTTGTAGAAATTTCTTGTCGTCATCCATTAAAACTTCTTGTGGATATGACGCTCTGAATCTATCCCAAATAGCTGGACCTAATCTTAAATCCCATATCTCCTTATCTAACGTATCTTCTAATTCAACTACTTTATCTGCTTGGTCAGGTGATAAATCATCCATAGAATATGCTCCTAAGTATTCTTTAATTCCTTTAATCAGTTCGTGTAATAAAATTGGAAACGAAATTGCCGTAGCTTTAATCGTTGGTGGGTCAGTTTCCATATCCACTTCTTCTCTACCACCGACAGGTGCATCACCACCACCAGGAGAACCTCCCGGTAACATAGTCGATGCTGGTACTTGCCAATATAACATATCGTTAGCAGTCATCATAATACCGTATTGATTGAATAAGTTATCAGAACCTGTTAGTTCTCTTAACTCTCTTTGTACCAATGCGTACATGTAATGTCCTCTTTTAGATGAACCTTGCATGATTGCGTTTATAAAACGTCTTTTAGCCCTTTCTAATTTTAAGTCTTCGAAAGTCTCAAATGCTTGTTCTTCTTGTTCAAATTCTTCTTCTGTTGGTTCTTCGGGTGTTTGTGTAAAATCATCTTGTTTTACTTGTCCCATACCAACCAATTTAGACTCTAATCTAAATCTTTTTTCAGGGTGTGATTTTATTCCATATATCCCTGGCTCAAATTCAGTTAATCCTTCTTCATCAGCAACTAATTTAATAGAAAGTCTTTCTAATTCTGACTTATACCTACTTTCTGTTGCTTGAACCTGTTGGAATGATTGTCCAATCATCGGCATTAATTGCATAATACCTTGCATACCTGTTTGAACGTCTGAAGTGAACCCTGTGGCGTCTTTAAACTTATCGACCACCTGTTTGTATCTCTCTGAGGCTAAAAGCTCTTCAAAGGTATCAGGAATATCGTTGTTATCAACGTCAATATCTAACGCAGGGTTGTCAGATAATGGACTGTCTTTATCTGCAATCGTTTTTTCTATCGAAGGGTCGGGTCTTTGAGTCCCGTCAAATTTCATTGGCATCTCGTCTAAATTTTTTTTAATTTCAGCTAAGATACTACCTTTCGATATGAATCCAAAATCTTTCATACCTTATTTTTTCATTTGTTGAGGTTTAGAACCTCTTTGTTTAGGTAACCCACCTTTCTTCTCATCACCACCAGCGAAAGTTCTTCCATTTTCTTCGATGTTTTCATCTTCCATCTGTGCTTTTGGTTTTGGTGAGTGTCTTGGTTTAACAATTGGTTTACCTGGTTTTATACCTGGTGTTGTTGTTGGTTTTACAGGTGTCTCTACAGGTGAGTTTCCTAATATGTCACCTAATTTTCCATCAAAAATGTCTATATCCATAAAGTCGGGTAATTTATCTGTTTTAGTTTGAGATGCTAAGGTAGTGTTTTCTACCATTTCAGATATGAATTTTACCAATTCTTTTTTGGTTGTTTTTGATTCTGACATTGAAGACCCTGAAGTGGACTTAGTCCCTTTCTTTTTACCTCCAATATTAACTTTTTCTTTTGGTTGTGCAAATCCTGTATGTCCCGACTTAGAAACTTCTTTAGCTTGTTTCCCTTTTTCAACAAACTTAACAGAGTTTAATGTTCCGTCAGCTTTGTCTAATCTATTGTCCGATACTTGTTTTGAGTGTGTGTCTTGTTTCCATCCCTTATCCGCAGATACGGGTTTAGTGAAATCAGACTCCTCATCTAATTCCTCTTCATGTGTTTCATCCTCCTCAGTAACTTCAATAGTGTCATCACTATCGACTTTATCTTTAATTTGGTCCACATTGTCTGAAGAAACCTTATATGTCGCTTCAGAGAAAATCCTACTATGTAAGATTGCGATTTTTTTCTCATTAAGAATAGATAGGGTCTTTTCTGTAAACCCTTCCCTTAATAAATCATTATATTTTTTATTATTCTTCATCTTGTTCTACGATATCAATTACTTTATCAAAGGTTAAAACAAAATCCCTCTCGTATAGTTTGTCTGAAACTGAATCTAACGACTCACCAAACCTAAACACTAAACGAGTTAAACCTTTGTCTACAATCTCCTCAGTATCAGCATCTTCCCACCCTAAAGCGACAACATCTTCAACTGCGTCATAAACACAAAAATAGTCTGAATTTTGTATTAAGTGTAGTTTTAAATTTGATTCTTTTAATATTCCAACCTTTTTTATGTATTGTAACTCAGGAGGATTTGCGTTACCCGCAGCTGGTACAGATTCCCATCCGTCACCAAAAGGTTCTACCTCATTACTACCAAATATAAATTCATAAATATTATTACCTATGTAGTTTGGTCCAAGTTCATTAACATAAATTAATCTCATATTATTTGAAGTATTTACCTAAAACGTTATCTATTTTTGTTGAAACTTCACTCTCACTTAAGTCTCCAAAGATTAAGTTACCTAACTTATCGATTTCACTATCTGTTGGATTTACGTTCTTTAACTTTTTAGAAAATGTTCCATCAGTGTCTATAGTGTCGGATTTGTCTAATTTATCAGCAATTTTGTTAGTTCCCTTTGAAATCGCTTTAGCACCTAAATCATTTACCATCTTTCTAGCTTCAGGATTTTCTTTATAATATGTTAAAAATTTAGAACCTAATGTTTTAAGACCGTCCATAAACGCTCCTTCATCTAAATCCATTTCTAAATTTGGTTCCATACCCATATCCTCATCTTCAACCGCTGGTTCGAACATTTTAACTAACATATCAAAAGTTTCTTTGAAGTATGCTCTTAAGTAACATCTCTTACCGTGTTCGATTAATCCGTTTCTGTCTTCTTCATATTCTGACCAATCATCCCAATAGAAATAAACCGCTGATTCAACTGCCGATTCAAACTCTGATGAGAATGGTGATGGCATTTTTTCAGGTTCACCTAAGTCGGTGTGTACTGAACGATTAAATGCAGTCTGGTCTGAACTTCCCCACTCGTTTAATTCTTTTTCTTCTTCATCTATATCAATAACTTCGGATAAATCATCTTCTAACTCCATTTCATCCTCTTCAGATGGTAAAGCATCCATATCTAAACCTAAGTCTTCTAATCCTGATTCTTCATCTGACGAATCTAATGACTCTTCACCATCAATTTCGAATTCATCTAACTCTTCAAAGTTAGTCATAACATCTTCTAAGTCTTCAGAATTTAACTTTGTTAAGTCTACTGCTGAAATTATTGAATTTAATACGTATTTAATGTCAGAAGACTCTAAGTCGATTTTAATCTCTCTTAAAGCTTGTCCTAACTTACCTGTTAATTTTTGTACTTTTTTTAATGACCCACTTCCTTCTTCTTCGTCTTTAGGTTCTTCAATCTCAGAATCCATATCTAAATCATCTTCGATATCGATATCCTCTTCTGAATCATCACCTAAATTAAGACCTGATAAGTCTAAATCTTCATCCTCTACGTCCATTGCTGGCTCATCCATCATTGGTTCATCCATTGCAGGTTCTTCTGAAGGAGCTGCTGGTTTCTTTAAAACATATTTAGTCTCATTTAATACAGGGTCTTCTTTACCTTCATTAAACTGTTCGTTCAATGGCTTAATAATTAAATTAATTTTCTTAAGTGCTCCTGAATAAGAACTAAATCTATTCTTATTTTTGTTTAAAATACCATCAACATAATCTAATGATGACTCGTTTAAACCTGTTTTAACGTAATACCCATCGTTTTCTTTAACGATTGCGTACGTATTACCATCAACTGCGTATTTAGTATACTCAGTTGTTGACTCATTCACAGAATGGTCCGTTGTCTTATAGTTGGCAATTTCAATCATTCTTTGAATCTTATCTTGCCCTGTTAGCTTTTCGCTACCTAATGGTTTCATTTTCATTTTAAAATGTCTTTAACTAAATTTAGTTTATCGTGTATATACTATTATAAATATCTGTTTTTAACAAAAAAATATTATTCTTCTACTTTATCCTCATCTAACGACAAAGACTTATCATATAGTTCGTTCTTAGCATCTAATAATTTACCTATATAACCGTTTCTCCTTAAGAATTTGAAAACCAAGTTTTCATATGAATATTCACCGTATTCTTCTAACCCTGTTGAACGGAAACGTTTTAATTTTTTTCTTATTTTATTTATATCCTCCATGATTTTATCATAATCACCTGTACCCTTAGAATCTTCAACAACCTCATCGATTATCTTCATCCACTGTGTTACCTTAGATATTAATTTTTCTTCGTCAGGTTCTCTACCACCTGATTTTGGTTCTACAATCCACTTATCTTTTAATATCGAATACACACCTGAAGAAAAATGTGCTTCATTTGCATCTTGTACATATAACTCAACCTCAAAACCTTTTACTTGAATATTATGTGATGTATTCCAATTGATACGTTTACTGTCAAAAAACTCTTTAATGAATGAAACGTTTTCACCAACATCCTCAAAGTCTAATACAACGTGTAAATCAACGTCTGAGAATTCAGACCAATTATAGTTAGATAAAGAACCTGTCATTATCACGTCAGCAATGTCTAATTCAATAACTAAGAAATCTAAAAATTCGTTAGTAATCTCCATTAAACGTTCTCTAATTTCAGAAACCATTTTAGGACTACCTTCAGTTCCTTCCCAAATATCACTACATAACTCGTCCTTAGTTTTGAAACTTTGTATGATTTTAGGGTCTTTTTGTTCTTTAATTTTCATCTTCTTCGATTTTTTTATACTCAAAAACACGTCCAATATTTTTATTGAAGAAACTTCCCTGTGAATCTGCCATTCTGAATTTTGTGAATATTTCCCACGGAACGTCAGAATATTCGTACTCGACACCATTTTTAAACTCTACTAAAAGAGTTTTACTGTCTGTATGATATGTTGCTTCTTTTAAGTTAGACGAATCTAACACAACATTAATTTTTTTACCTAATATCTTTTCTGAGATGATTGCCATAAATACGCGTGTTTATTAATATAAATATTAAGAATTATATTAAAATAGAAAACCCCTCTTTCGAGGGGTTTTAATTTATACTTAAACTTCTTCGTAATCGACATCTTGTGTCCCCTCATCAGGTCCACCACTATCACCTGTTTCACCTGTTTGATAGAGTCTCGTGGTTATTTGATTCCACACACCCTCAAGTTCAGATTTCTTACTCGTGATAAGTTCTAAGTTTTCTGAAGTCTTAGCATCATTAAGTTCTCCTATTAACTTCTCTAAGTTTGTTTTTTCATCTTCAGAGATTTTGTCACCTAACTCAGACATTTGTTTCTCTGTTGTAAACACATACGAATCGGCTTCATTAATAAGTTTAATCTTTTCTTCCTTCTTTTTATCCTCTTCTCTATTTTGTTCTGCCTCGTCTTTCATCTTTTGGATGTCTGCGTCAGATAAACCTGTTGAGGATTCAATCTTAATCTTTTGTTCTTTACCGGTTCCTTTATCTTTAGCCGAAACATTTAAAATACCATTGGCGTCAATATCAAAAGTTACTTCTACCTGTGGGATACCTCTTGGTGCCATTGGAATACTTTCTAATTTGAATTTACCTAATGTTCTGTTATTTGTGGCCATTGGTCTTTCACCTTGTAAAACGTGTATTTCTACTACCGTTTGATTGTCGATTGCCGTTGAGAACGTCTGTGACTTATTAGTGGGGATTGTTGTATTTGATTCAATCAATTTTGTCATAACACCACCCATTGTTTCAATACCTAATGAAAGTGGAGTAACATCCAATAATAATACATCTGTAACGTCTCCTGATAATACACCTCCCTGAATCGATGCACCCATTGCAACAACCTCATCAGGGTTTACCCCTTTATTTGGTTCTTTACCGAATAACTTCTTAACCGCATCCTGTACTGCTGGTATACGAGTTGAACCTCCTACTAAGATTACCTCATCAATCTCACCAATTGTTAGGTTCGCATCTGACAATGCTTTTTCACAAGGTTTGATTGAACGGTCAACTAAATTAGATGTTAATCTATCAAAGTCTGCTCTGGTTAATGTAGTCTCAAAGTGAATTGGCCCACTAGCACCTGCAGAAATATAAGGTAAACTAATAGAGGTTTGATTTGCCGTTGATAATTCCACCTTAGCTTTCTCAGCCGCCTCTCTAACTCTTTGAATCGCCATTGGGTCTTCAGAAATATCTACGTTTGATTGAATCTCGATTAGAGACATAAAGTGGTCGATAATTGCTTCATCGAAGTTATCCCCACCTAATTGTGTATCACCGTTAGTAGATAATACCTCAAAGATACCATCACCTAATTCTAAAATAGATACATCAAATGTACCACCACCTAAGTCAAAGACAACGACCTTCATGTCTTTATCTTTCTTATCCAATCCATATGCTAACGCAGCTGCCGTTGGTTCGTTAATTATACGTAAGACCTTTAAACCTGCGATTTCACCAGCTTCTTTAGTTGCTTGACGTTGTGAATCGTTAAAATAAGCTGGTACCGTAATAACCGCTTCAGTAACAGACTCACCTAAAAACGATTCGGCGCTTTTACGAATGTTTTGTAAGACCATTGCTGAAATCTCTTGAGGTACGTAGTCTCTACCATTTGCGGTTATAACAACAGAGTCGTTATTTCCCTTTTTAATTTTATATGCGACGTTTTTATGGTCGTCATTTAACTCACTATATCTCTGACCGATAAATCTTTTAGCCGAGTATATGGTGTTTAAAGGATTTGTAACGGAAACTCTTTTTGCGGTGTTTCCTACTTTAATATCGCCATCCTTAAACGATACAATTGAAGGGGTAGTCCTACCTCCCTCATTATTTACAATAACTTTAGGTTCTCCACCCTCCATAAAAGAGATACATGAGTTTGTTGTTCCTAAGTCAATACCAATTACTTTTCCCATATGTTTTTTAATTTGTTTATATTAGACGTTTGTAGTCATACCAAAAGTAAATAATCTTTTTAAAAGATTCAACAAACGTTTTGATTTATTTAATATGTTATGTTTTGGTTGATTAAACTATAATACATATCTTTGTGGTTCCTTAGGTCAAAAAAAATACCGAATAGGGATTAACTGACAAAGTGTCAGTTGTAATCTAATAATACTGACAAATAGTAATTCTATTGTTTTTTAGATAAAATGTAGTATATTTGTAGAGTCAAAAACAAAAAAAAAGTTTTTATATATGGATACAGAATTCGAAGAACAAGGAGGAGGTAGAAGACTTCCAATGAAGAAAAGTAAAAACGATTCGAGAACACCCGTGTTGGATAATTTCTCTCGTGATTTAATTAAATTAGCAGAGCAAGGAAAACTTGACCCTGTAATTGGTAGAGAGAAAGAGATTAATAGAATCGCACAGATTTTATCTCGTCGTAAAAAGAATAACCCGATTGTTATTGGTGAACCTGGTTCAGGTAAAACCGCAATCGTGGAAGGGTTAGCAATAAAAATACACCAAGGAGACTGTCCTAAGAACTTAGCGGATAAACGTATAGTTTCATTAGACTTAACTTCTGTTGTTGCGGGTACTAAATACCGTGGACAGTTTGAGGAAAGACTTAAGGCAATTTTAGAAGAGTTGGTTGATAATGATAATGTAGTAGTCTTTATTGATGAGATACATACCATCATTGGAACTGGTAACTCTTCAGGTTCATTAGATGCTTCGAACATCATTAAACCAGCACTGTCTCGTGGTGAAATACAATGTATTGGTGCCACTACGTTAGACGAGTATCGTGAGAATATTGAAAAAGACGGAGCATTAGAAAGACGTTTCCAAAAAGTATTGGTTGAACCTGCGACAACTGAAGAAACAATGATTATCCTTTCTAATATCAAATCTAAATACGAGAATCATCATAAGGTTAAGTATAGCGAAGAATCATTAGAGGCTTGTGTTATCTTATCGGACAGATACATTACTGACCGTGAATTACCTGACAAGGCTATCGATATCTTAGATGAGGTAGGTGCAAAGGCGCAAATCGATGTTAAATTACCTGAATTTATCGAAGACCTTAAATTACAAGTTGCTGAGATTAAGAGAAAGAAATTGGATGTGGTTAAGACACAAAACTATGAAATCGCTGCTGAACTAAGAGACCAAGAAAAGAAGTTAATTAATAAGTTAACAACTGAGAAAGAGGAGTGGGAACAAAAACAAAATGAAAACAGAACTTTAATTACTGAAGATGATGTTTATAAAATTGTTTCAGATATGACTAATATTCCTGTAACTCGTTTAGACAGTGACGAAGCTAAGTCATTACTTAACTTAGAAAACACATTAAAGGCTAACGTCATCGGACAAGACGATGCGGTTACTAAAATTTCTAAAGCAATTCGTAGAAATCGTGTAGGGATTAAAGAACCTAATAGACCAATCGGTTCTTTTATCTTCTTAGGGTCTACAGGTGTGGGTAAAACTCACTTAGCTAAAACATTAGCACGTGAAATCTTTGGTGATGAATCAGCAATGATTCGTGTGGATATGTCAGAGTTAATGGAAAAACACTCAGTATCAAGATTAGTAGGGTCTCCTCCAGGATACGTAGGACACGACGAAGGTGGTCAATTAACCGAACAAGTTAAAAACAAACCTTACTCTGTAATACTTTTCGATGAGATTGAGAAAGCACATAGAGATGTCTTTAATATCTTACTTCAAGTATTAGATGAGGGTCACTTAACAGATGGTTTAGGTCGTAAGATTAACTTTAAAAATACTTTAATTATTATGACTTCTAATGTTGGAGCAAGAAAACTACAAGACTTCGGAACGGGGTTAGGATTTAGTACAGACTCTACAGTTTCACAACACGAAGAACTCACTAAAGGTGTTATTCAAAAAGCACTAAAGGCAGAATTCTCACCTGAATTCTTAAACCGTTTAGATGATATTGTTGTATTCAAAGCTTTAGAGAAAGAAAACATTGGTAAAATCGTAAAGATTGAAATGAATAAACTCTCAAAGAGAATTGTAGAAAGAGGTTACAACATTAGTTTTGGACCATCAATCATCGACTTTATCGCAGACAAAGGGTTTGATGCCAAATACGGAGCAAGACCAATACGTAGAGCGATTCAGGAATACATTGAAGACTTTATCGCTGAGGAAGTGTTAGGTAAAGGTATTGTTGAGGGGAAGAGTTACTCCCTTAAAATAAATAAGGATTCTGAAAAAATTTCAGTAACAGAAAAAAAGTCATAATCTTTTTGGTTACTTAAATAATAAAGAGTATATTTGTACTCAAATTAATAAACGATGAACGAACAAAGGTTAAATAGGTTTAAAAAACTACTTTCAGTACCAAGTAAGTCAAGAAATGAGTCTCAGATGATTAACTTCATCTGTACTCAACTTGACAATATGATTGACAGTGGAGTTAATCTCGATTACTACTTAGACGAACTTAGTAACATTTATGTGACTAAAGGAGAGTCTGAATCGTACCCGTGTTTTATCTCACACACTGACACGGTACACGAAATAGACTCCATCAACGTAGTTGAAGGGATTAAAACTAAACCTAACACTTTCGGTAAGTCATTTGGTGACGAAGAATTCGATGTTCTTTACGCAGTTAACGACCAAGGAAATCCTACGGGTATTGGTGGTGACGACAAATCAGGGATTTTTATTTGTTTAGAAATCCTTCGTAACGTCCAAGAGTGTAAATTGGCTTTCTTTGTTTCTGAAGAAATTGGTTGTATAGGGTCATCAAACGCAGATGTCGAGTTTTTTAACGATGTAACATTTGTTTGTGAGTATGACGCACCTGGAGACCACTTAATTACCGAGATTTGTTCGGGAGTTCGTTTGTATGAAGTAAACGGTGAATTTATCAACACAATGAAACCAATCATCGAAAATTCCTTTGGTAACCCGATGATTGAACAATCACATCCTTTTACCGACGTGATGCAACTTAAAAACAAGTTACCTGTGTCGTGTATCAATATCTCATGTGGATATTATAACATGCACAGTGTGAATGAATTTATTGCACTGGTAGACGTAGAAAAAGCGATTGACTGTGGTATTAGTATGACTATGTATGGTTTACAGGATAAATACTATTATGAAAATGACACACCTAAATATTTTAACGATTCTAAAGAGGATGTTTACGAATCTGAAAACTCTAAATGGTTAAGTGAAGGTGTTGTAATATTTGATGAGGATTCATCGGGAATTACGATTGAGGAATACGAAACAGGAAACTGTGTCTACCTAACAGAGAAAGAATGTAAGAAATTATATGAAACTCTAAAGTCGAAATTCACACCCTCGTCACAGTACCGTTTATTTTAAACACAAAAAAAGAAACACCCAATAGGGTGTTTTTTTATTTAAGGAATAATTTAGATTCTCTTTGTCTTCTTGATATCAAACCCTTACTAAATTTACCATTAATCATTGTACTGTCTTTCGGCAAGATATTAGCGGCGGATTTATATTTTCTTTGTTTAACTAATTTAATGAAATTAGATTTTCTTAAACCTTGGCAACCCGCGTTAAATACCAACGATACTAATACGTCAAACATATTTTGAGTAATCATATGATTATTTTTTGTGGTGTCATCTGACTTCCACTCGTTTAGAAAACGTCTAACACAATTTGCCGATTCAGTAGCATCGTTCTGTAAGTATTTTTGTGCTTGTTCTTTAGTGATTATATCACCAACTTTAGGGGTTGGTTCAGAAAGTGCTCCTGTGTGTCCCCATCCGATTGTGACTCTACCATCTCCTAATTTATATGCTTTCAATACGGGCTCTCCTTTTTGTTTTACACTACCCTCATCAGTTTTTATTGTATTCCAAAAATTTTGAGATGCCTTTAGTTTAGTACCGTCTACGTAATTTTCATTAGTAACTACTTTGGTTTCTTTTTTCGTTGGGGGTGTTTTAGGTATTCTATTGGTGATTAGTTTTATTGATGGGTAAACAACACCTTGACGATTAGTTGAATAATCCTCTATTTTTACTATTTCTTTTTTACCTTTGGTGGTAAAGACTAAAGTTTCACCTTTTAATCTAATGTTATTACCACGAATAACTATTTTGGCGGGAGAACCAATTAAATCGACATTACCCTCTCCATAATATTTAACTAAATCACTCATCATAGCATAGTATAACGACATTGTTTCTTCGTCTTGTTCAAACAAACTTCTCTTAATTATGTGAGGAGATTCTTTTAATTCTAAACTGGTTTGAGTTAATAAGGTTATTATATCGTCAGATTCGACTTGTCTTATATATGACCTTCCGTAATCCACATCATTATTTGTATTGATAATACTAATTCTATGGTATCCTGTATCTATAGAATACCCCAAATATATAAACTCTCCACCGTTAGCGGTTTTGTATTTATGCTTATCATACATTGAACGTTGCAGGTCCCATGTTGAAAGATATTTAGAATCCGCATAATTTGAAGAAGGGTAGTTAAGAATATCGAAACCATATTTAAGTAATTTTACACGGTCTTCCTTAAACTCATCAACCTCAAGTTCATACTCATCATTAATTTTATCGATTAACGATGCCACCCAATCCTTTTTAAATTCTGTAAATGCTGGACCTCTTTCTGAGTCATCAAAATATTCGTATTTGGCATCTGACATATTAAATAAATCGGATTGCGAACCAACACCATACCTCAAGTGTTTAGACTTTTCGATTGTGTCTTGGATATTATAACCCCTATGTGATGGTCTAATTAAATATTTAAAAAGTCCTGATACTTGTATTTCGTATTCTCGTAATTCATCTTTCTCTATTAACCCGATAGTTTTAAACCCGTGTTCCAACCAATCATTATATACTTTTTCTATTTCCTTTGCAAACCCTTCAGCATAGCAATATGTGGTGAATTCTTGGTATTCTTCCGCTAGTTTTCTCTCATCTTTATTAAACATCGATTTTAAAGTATCCGATATATACTCGTCAAGTTCAAAATCATCGGCGCGTCCTTCAATTTTTTCTCTCTTTGCTATTAATCCTTTTTCAATAAGAACGTTATATAATTTTTTTAAGTCATCTGTATCAATATCTCGTATATGATAACTTTCAGAGTCAACATCGTCCCAAGCCCCATCTGAATAATATTCATAATCAGGTTGTCGGTATCTAACATTCCATAACTCATAATTATCGGTCTGACCATCGGCAAAAAATTGTGAAAAATCGTCATCATCTTCAAACTCAACGGAAAAATAACCTTTACGTCCGTCAACAACAAGGTCAATGGACCTTAGCTCTACTTCATTGTCGATATGTTTTTCTAACATCTCGTCTTCATATATACCACTTAAAACAATATAACATAAGTTATACAAATCAGGGGTTTCATTAAAGGCGTCGATTAATCTTTGTTGTGATGGGGAGTAGGTCTTTTCTTCAGTGTCTTCACTTAATCTTTTAGATTTACCAGTTCTACTGTATTGTTTAACTTCATATTTGTTTTCTTCAACCCACTTCATAACGTCATGAATAGAATCACCTATTCTAAAAGGGATATTTAACCCATTGTTTTTTAAGGACTCTGATGAGACATACTTACCACCTTTCGTATAGTATATCATAGACGATTTTGATAACATTGCGAAACCACCCTTCTTATGAATAACCATTCGGTTACATAACGGTTTAATCGACTCTATCGATAGGTCTTCATTAATTTTTTCAGGTCTATTCATCATAAATCCAATACTATTTTCTTGGTAGTGTTTATTATAAATATCAATAATTTTGATACCGTCTGAATCTCTATCTGCTTTATCAAACTCATTTTTTAAATATTTAATACCATTTAGGTGTTCATTGTTTAGTTCGTCATAAACTATTAAGTCTTTTAGTTCATAACCATTACCCCTATATAGTCCATATTTTTGTGAAGACATTTGATTGTGAATGTTTGGGTTTTTAATGATTAGATATGCTAACACACCCATTGTGATGTGTTCGTCAAAATCACTATCGTCGTCTCTTTTTGTTGTACACCATTTTGTGTTTGCACCATACTTACACGATGCCGTGTGTGTTAATGGTACAACCAATAAATAATTTTCGTCGTCGTAAATCTTTTTATATTCAGACTTATCAACTTTAAACCCCTCGTTAATTTTAGACATAATCTATATTATTAATATAAATATATCCTTAAAGGGATATTTATCAATACAGTAGAGTAGAATCTATATGTATTAAATTTATTTAAAGCCTCAGGTCTACAGTTGTACAGACTTGAGGTTTTTTTTATGATAACACTTTACTAATATTTTTTTACACTTACTAGTTCTAGCATCCCAGCACTTTTAACAAATAATATTTAAAAATCAAATAAATTATACTATTTATATTATATATAAAGTGCGCATATGGTAAATTTTGATTTATTGAACGAAGAAATAAGTCCCTTCGATGAAAGAGACATACAAGTTGAAGGATTACTCAATCCTGATTTACAACTACCTAAAAAAATTGACTACCGAAAAGAACTTCCAGGAGCATGGAATCAAGGTATTGATGGTCCGTGTTCCGCATATGCTGCCGCAGCAATGAAACAATGGCAAGAACTTAAAGACTACGGACTAAAAAAAACCCTTTCTAAACATTTCATTTATAATCTTAGGTCTAATAAACCACAAAGAGGAATGTACGCACGAAATACGATGCAAATACTACAAAAATATGGGTTACCGTATGATAAGTCATTCAGAAAAAAATGGAAAGACATTGAAGACATACCTTCTGAGGTATTTAAAGAAGCTTTAAACCACACGATTGTTGGATATGCGAAAGTTAATACGATAGATGGGTTGAAGAAGTCGTTATATAAAAACGGTCCGTGTTATGCGACATTCCCTGTTTATTCTAACGAACCTGAATTTTGGGTACCCTCGTTTGGAAATAATAGAATTAAAGGTGGACATGCCGTTTGTATTGTTGGTTATGATAAACACGGTTTTATTATAAGAAATTCGTGGGGATGGGATTGGGCCGATAACGGACATTCCACATACTATTACGAGCAATGGGGTTCACATATGGAAATTTGGACAACAATCGATGACACCACTTCTGAGTTAGTCATTCCTTACAAAAGAAAGAGAAAAACAATCAAAGAATTTTTTAAGAACATTTTTGGTAAAAAATAGAAGAAAGTACGGTCTTTTATTATTATCTTTGTATATATATGTTCACGCCTCTTTAGCTCAGTTGGTAGAGCAGCTGATTTGTAATCAGCAGGTCGTCAGTTCAAGTCTGGCAAGAGGCTCAATAAAAAGATAATAATGACAATGGAATCAAATCAACAATCGAACGGTAACACACAATTAAATAGTGTCCGAGAAACATTCAACAGTAAAGTATCAAGACTAAGAATGTTAGGGAGCACGAAAAAAGTGGCTTGGGACAATCGCAGACGAAACAGAGCAATTTAATATGGTTACTAAAATTCCATTAACTTCAGAAAATAGAATGTTACGAATTGGGTTTGGTAAGAATAAGGGTAATTGGTTTATACGAGTAGACCTTTGGTATGTCGGGTATCGAATATCTTAATAGGAGAAGTGGCAGAGTGGTCGAATGCACTGGTCTTGAAAACCAGCGTACTGCAAGGTACCGGGGGTTCGAATCCCTCCTTCTCCGCATAGATTAAAGAGGGTAACCTCTTTTTTTTATGCAATATTTTTTATATTATTATAAAAACATCTCATTATGGCAGTGACATTTAACAAAGGAAACCAAGAAGGACAACCAAACCCAAACAATATTATTAAAAAATTAGTGGAGGTTATTCAGAAATTGGAACAAGAAATAATTGACAATAAAAGAACAATTAACTCTAAAGTTAATGGTAATACTTTTTCGTTAACCGAAAAACTTAGAAGTTTCGACGATGTTGTTGAAAGTATTAACGTTAGAGTATCAACAATTGGAGAAAGAACCCCTGAAGAATTAACCACAGAACCTGTTAAGAGTTTAATTGTGGATGGATATAATTCTATTCAAATAAAATGTTCCGCAGAGATTTTAAATAAATCGACCGAACTAACATCTGTAGACCACTCGTTATCGACTAGAATTAATGAGGAAAAGGTTTTAAGAGAGAAAGACGTATTATCATTAGCGACTAACTTAGTCAGCTTTGATGAAAGAAATAATATTGTTGTTTCCGAGTTAAAAAGTAGATTTGATGGTATAAACCCAACAAACCCTTCTTCAGACTCTTTAATGGGGTTATCACAAAAAATAGAAAATCTAACAACAGAAGTCACTAACTTACGTAATAATATTAATGTTGTTAGTGCCAAATTAGATAAGGAAGTGTTTACAGAAATGAATAGTCGAATCAACTCTATTAAATCTATTGAGACAAGATTGTTAATGTTAGGTGGTTAATTCTTTTTTTTTATTGCGATTAAAATCATCCCATAAACGTAACCTATCATTTGTGATAATATCAATATTTTAAAAATACTATTAACACCATAAAGTGTTTTCATAGTTAAATTACTGTGTTCTACTAAGAGAACCATAACTACTGAATTGATTTTACTTAAAAAAATAAGACCTAAAAACCCCCCACAAATAAAAGAGGTATATGGGTATTTTTTTTTATTCATGGATTTTTCTTTTATATAAATATTAAATTTACTATCTTTGTCTCCTAATTATAAAATATAAATAACTATGAAGGATTATAGTAAAACTTTTCTTAAACTTTCGATAATATACTTATCGATAATGTTTTTTTTATTGTCTTGTGAGCAAGAACCATATTTACGAGTTGATGAAATCGACTCGATAGAGACTGAAT